CTAGTACCGACTAGATATCGGCACGTGGGTTACTTGCCGCCGCGTGTGAGTTGTACTCGGCGGTTCCACCTACCGCGCGTTGTCGATCCCCTAGTACCCCGGTCGGCCGTGATCCACTTCACCCGATCCGCCGTCCGACCGGTCGGGGTGTGTCCAGGAATCGGGCCACGTCGCCGCGTAGCCAGACCTGGCCCATCCGCAGCGTTGCTACCGGCGGCGGGAACTTACGGTGCCGGGTGAGCTCTCCGATCCGATGGCGGCTGACCGTACGGCCTCTCTCTGCCAGCATCGCTAGGATCTCAGCGCCGCCTACTAGCTCCGTACTGAGCTGTGATGTGTCTATGAGCCGGTGCGCGATGGGGGCGCTCATGCGGTCACTCCGTCCGTGCCGGCAACCCGGCCGCCAAGGTCTCGCACAGTGTCAGGGGAGAACCCGGACAGTGCGTAGGTGCCCGAGCTGGGCACGTAGACGATGACGCCGCCGCGTGGGAGGACGTACCACTCTAGGTGCCCGGCGGGGTGGCGGTAGTGCGTGGCTTCGGCGAGGTTGACGGTGATGGGGACGTGCATGGTGACTCTCCTGTCGGGTGTGAACGCGCACAAGCGTGTTGACGGAGGCGGTGTAGTCGCTGACGGTGTTGACGGAGGGTACGGCGGAGCGGGTGTTCAAGAGCAGTCACAGCTAGCCTCCGTTGTTGTTGTGGTGCCTGCCCAGGGCTCGAACCCGGGAGCGTGCCACTCAGGCGATGGGGTTTACGGGCGATAGCGCATCGCTTCCCGCATCGTGTCCAGCTCAAATCCGCCCGCGTGGATTCTGGCCAGCGGGGCGAACGTGTTGTAATCGGGGTTCCTGTGCTGGGCCATCGTCAGGGCCAGGGCGTACCGGTTGGTCGCGAACAAAGTCGCGCCATCGCACAGTGTCAGGGGAGAACCCGGACAGTCTCGCGGTACTTCTTTTCCACCTTCACGGCAAGAGCCTTACGCTGTTCTTCCACGGTGGTTCCGCGCTTGTGCGCTAGGGCGACCAGGATCAGCTCCGCGTCCTCGCGAACAGCTGCTGCGTTACCTTCCCACCGCTGTATCCAAGCAGCGCGCCGCTGCTGGCCTTCCGGGGTTCCATCCCAGAAACCGTGGGTAGCCTTGACCTCCGCGTAGCGCTGATCCGCTGCGCGGGAGATGTACTCGCTCTGCGCGGTACGTTCTGTCTTGATCAGGCCGTACGCTTTGGTGCGCAGCGGCGTTCCGTCCGGGTTCGTCACACCTTTGGCGGCCTTCTCCTCAGTGCGCATGGTGTTCCCATCCTCTCGCCGGACGTAACCGGTATGACACAGACATTACCTGCATCCCACAAGGTGTCAAGGGGCGGGATGTAAGTGTTTGCAGGTGCGAACAGCTGCTGCGATGTGTCTGTAGTGAGGAACCGCGCACGCGCCATGCGTATACCACAAACACGGCGGGCTGACCAGCGGGAGGGTGGGGGAGTACCCCCGATGGCGGCCCCCAGCCCGGTTAAATCCTGCCGCTGCCTGTGCGTACGGGTCTGTTCTAACTCAGAGTGACCATAGAGAGCTGTTCCGCAACGGACAGTAGTGAGGAGGCCGCAATGGCCGGCCGTGGTCCTAGCCCAAAGCCCGCAGATCGCCGCGCTCGGCGCAATGCGGACCCCATCCCGACGAGCGTGATCCGGTTCGAGCAGGCCGAGCAGCCACCACTGCCGATGTCGGTGTGCGGTGACTGTGATGGTAAGCCCGTGCCCGCCGGAGCGCCCCCGTGCGTCGAGTGCACGGGGGCCGGGAAGATAGACCCGTGGCACCCGCAGACCCGCGCCTGGTGGGCGATGTGGGCAGCTAGCCCGCAGGCCGAGCACTTCATGTCGACCGACTGGGACTACCTGTTGGACACAGCGTTGATGCATCACGCGCTGTGGTCTAAGGGCCAGTGGACCCTGGCGGCTGAGCTGCGTTTGCGGGTGGCCAAGTTCGGGGCGACTCCGGAGGACCGCGCTCGTCTGCGGATGGGCTTCGCTGACGCCGACGCCAAGGACGACCGGCGCAAGACGCCCGCCGCCAACCCCGCGCCGGAGCGCTACGCCGACCTGCACGTCCTGCCGCCGCCCGCCGTAAGCGAGTAGCGATGCCGTGGAAGCCCCAGCGGCCGGGAGAGATCCCGACCCTGGGCTGGTACGTGCTGGACTGGATCGGGGCGAACCTAGCCGCGCCTGACCGTGCCGACTATGAGCCACTGGTGTTGACGCGGGAGCAGGCGCAGTTCGTCCTGAATTTCTACGCCATCGACCCGTTGACCAATCGTCGCCGGTACCGTCGTGGCGTCATCAGCAGGCCGAAGGGGTGGGGCAAGTCTCCGCTCTTGGCCGCGCTCGCCGCCGCCGAGGCCCTGGCTGATGTGGTCCCCGCGGGCTGGGACGCTGACGGCCGTCCGGTAGGGCGGCCCTGGCGGGAACTCCGCACCCCCTGGGTACAGCTCGCTGCGGTGAGTGAGGACCAGACCCGCAACGCCTGGGCTCCGATGCTGGAAATGCTTCGCGAGGGGCCGGTGTACGACAACTACCCCGGCCTGGAGCCGATGGAGTCCTTCGTCAACTTGCCGAAGGGCCGTATCGAGTTTGTGACCAGCGCTGCGGTGAGCCGGGAGGGCAACCGGCCGATTTTCGCCGTGCTGGACCAGACCGAGGGCTGGATTCCGAGCACCGGCGGCGTGAAGCTGGCGGCGACGATCCGGAGGAACCTCGGTAAGACCGGGGGCACGTCGATCGAGAGTCCGAACGCCTACGTCCCCGGTGAGGGGTCGGTAGCTGAGGACAGCGCCGAGTACGCGCGGCGGCTGGCCGAAGGGCGCATGCGGGACGACGGGTTGCTATACGACCACCGCGAGGCCCCGGCCGACACGGATATGTCTGACAGCGAGTCCTTGTTGCGCGGGCTGTCGGTGGCCTACGGCGACTCGACCTGGGTAGATCTAGACCGAATCAAGGCGGAGGTGTGGGATCCGGCGACGGACCCGCAGGACGCCCGGCGGTATTACCTGAATCAGGTGACCCACGCCAGCGACTCGTGGATCAGCCAGCCGGAGTGGGCCTCGGTGGCCCGCCCTGACCTGGTGCTGGCTGACGGCGACACGATCACCCTGGGTTTCGACGGTTCCCGTAAGCGTGACCGGGAGACCACCGACGCCACCGCGCTGATCGGGTGCCGGGTCTCCGACGGGCATCTGTTCACTTTGCGTGTGTGGGAGCAACCGGACGGCCCCTCTGGGTTCGACTGGGCGGTACCGACGCTGGAGGTGACCACCGAGGTGGAGGGGGCGTTCTCCCGGTTCAGCGTGGTCGGCTTCTATGCTGACCCGGCGAAGTGGGAGGGCTTCATCGCCGCTTGGGAGGCCGCTTACGGAAAGCGGCTGAAGGTCAAGGCCACCCAGAACAACCCGATCGAGTGGTGGATGACCGGCGGCCGGGCGACGAGCACCGTCCGAGCGCTGGAACAGTTCCACTCGGCGGTCGTGGACGGTGAAATGACCCATGACGGAAGCTCGGTGCTGACGAGGCATGTGCTCAACGCACGCCGCCGGTTGAGCCGATCGGGCATCCAGATCGCCAAGGAGCATCCGAGCAGCCCGCGAAAGATCGACGCGGCGGTAGCCGGGGTGCTGGCATGGCAGGCCCGGCTCGACGCCGTGGCTGCTGGACTGACCAACAGGCGCAAGAGCCGCCGACTAGTGACGTACTGAAGCCGACTAGTGACGTACTGAAGGAGGGCATCCGATGGCGGCCAAGCTGGACACGGCCACGGTGGGATCGCCCGGTTGGTGGCTCAAGCGCCTGGAGACCCAGCTACACACCCGGGCCATGCGGTTCAACCGGCTCGACCGGTACTACTTGGGCGAGCACGATTTGCCTGAAGGCGATCAGCGTGCTCGGGAGGTCTTTAAGTCCTTCCAGCGGCGCGCGCGGTCGAATTTCACCGCGCTGGTGGTGGATTCGGTGCGCGAGCGTATGCGGGTCACCGGTTTCCGTACTGGCGCTCAGGGCGATGCCGCTGGTGACGCCGAGTCGTGGCGGGTGTGGCAGGCCAACAACATGGACGCCTGGCAGATTCTGGTGCATCAGGCGTCACTGTCGATGAGCGAGGCGTATGTCATCGTCGGGCCGAACGACGACGACGCGCGGACGCCGCTCATCACGCCGGAAGACCCGCGCCAGGTGACCGTCGAGCTGGATCCGCGTGACCGCAAGACCGTGCGGGCCGCGCTGAAGACCTGGCGCGACGACACCGATAAGTCTGCGTACGCCATCGTCTACCTGCCGGGCGAGATCCACTATTTCGCGCGCAACGGCGCGGACTGGGAGTTGTGGGAGGCCCCGGCGGCCAACACGCTGGGTGTAGTCCCGGTGGTGCAGTTTTTGAACCGTCCGAGGCTGATGCCGTTCGCGGCGGGTCTCGTGCCGATGCGATTCGATGGTGCTCCCGGAATCGGAGAGTTCGAGGACGTGCTCGACATCCAGGACCGGATCAACGGCGTGATCCTGGACCGCCTCGTCATCACGAAGATGCAGGCGTACCGGCAGCGCTGGGTCAAGGGCGTGCAGACCACTGACGAGAACGGCGACCAGGTGGACCTGCCGTTCATCCCGGGCGTCGACATGCTCTGGGCAGTGGAGGACGCCGAAGCACAGTTCGGCGACTTCACGCAGAGTGACATAATGCCGATCCTCAACGCCACGAAGGAGGACGTCCGGCAGCTGGCCGCGATCACGCGCACGCCGCCGCACTACCTCGTCGGGGAGATGTCCAACGTCAACGGCGCGACGCTGAAGGCGACGGAAACCGGTTTGGTGTCCAAGACCAAGGAGCGTTGCACGTTCGCCGGTGAGAGCTGGGAACGGGTGATGTGGCTGACCGCGCGGTACGCGGGTGGCGACGACACCTCCACGCCGAGGGACACCGAGGTCGTCTGGGACAACATCGAGTCGCAGACACTGGCCGAGCTGGCCGACGCTGCGGTGAAGACCCAGCAGGCCGGGGTGACCTGGCGCGCGCGAATGGAAATGCTCGGGTACTCCCCGCAGGAGATCTCGAGGATGGAGACCGAGCGGGTACAGGACGCCCTGATCCGGAGCCAGCTGGCTCCGGCACCGGTCGCACAGCCGCAGCAGGGAGCACAGGGTGTCAACGCCGCAGAAACCGACACCGCCACCGCCACCGGCTCAGCCAACAACGGCTGAGCAGCAAGTCGCGGCGTACCAGAGCACCACTTCGCAGCTGCACACCCGCGTCGTTGAGATGGTGCTGGCGTACTGGTTGGCGATGAAGACCTACCACCGGGCGGACGCGGACACGTTCCTCCAGCGGGTACTGCCGATGATCCGTGGCGGGCAGCAGGTCATGGGTGCGCTCACGGTGGGCTACATCCAGCGGCTTGTGGCTACGTTGAGCGACAATCCGGTGAGTTTCCACGGTTTGAGCGCTGCGGAGTACTCCGGGGCGGTGTTGCGCGGCGGTGTCCCGATGAACGACGTCTACCTGCGGCCGTTTTACCGACTCTGGGCGGCGCTAGCGGCGGATCAGCCGTTGGCGCAGGCCGTGGAAAGCGCGGGAGCGCGGCTGCGGGTTCTAGTGGCAACGGATCTTCAGCTAGCCAAGACCCATGCCGCTAGGGCCGCGATGCGGAGCGAAGGCGTCGTAGGTTACCGCCGGGTGCCCGACGCTGGTGCGTGCGATCTCTGTCTGGTGGCCGCTACGCAGCGCTACCGGTCGAAAGATCTGATGCCGATTCACCCGAACTGCCGGTGCGACGTGGCCCCGATATTGGGGTCGCGTGACCCTGGCCGGGTAATTTCGCGGCAGCTCAAGCCGACCGAACCCGTCGAGGTGGCTGTTCACCAGAACGCCGGGATAGGCCCGGTGTTGACGGTCAAGGGCCAGCATTTCGAGGGGGACCACTGATTTCCTGTCGCCGCAAGGGCGGTGGGAGTATCCCGCAACGGGAGTAGTCGATGATCCGCACGACCATCCGCACGACCATCCGGCCCTGGTTCACCCTGGGCCTGCACGAAGACGAGGATGCGGCTACCGCTGACGCGGAAACCGCTGCGACGAGCACGGCTACCGCCGAAACCGAGGGTGAGAAGGCTCTAGGTGACGCGGGTAAGAAGGCTCTCGACGCCATGAAGACCGAGCGCAACGCGGCCAAGCGCGAGCTGGCGGACGCCAAGGCGAAGCTCCAGGCGATCGAGGACGCCCAGAAGACCGACCTTGAGAAGGCCCAGGCCGCCGCAACGGCAGCAGAGGCTAAGGCCAAGGAACTGCGCGACCGTGCGCTGCGCGCCGAGATCAGGGCCGCCGCGGACGCGTTCGCTGACCCCGGTGACGCTCCGCTGTTCCTCGACCTGGCCAAGTACGCCGACGGCGAGATTGACGTAGACCAGCTCAAGGCCGACCTCAAGGCCGTGCTGGAGGCGAAGCCGCATCTCGCCAAGGCCAAGGCCGTAGCGGCGAACCTCGGGCAGGGGGTCCGCACACCGGCCGCGCCAGTAGACATGCGCGACGCCACCCCCGCGGAGTTCGCGGCGGAGCTGGCCAAGTACGGGCGAAAGCCCAGCAGCAGGTGATCCAGATCTCGGCTCTGATCGCTCCGGGGCATTCCCGCATCGACGTGACCGGGCACGAGGGTCACGTGCTGGAGGGACGGGTTTGCGCCGCCGTCTCCGCCATCATGCAGGCCGCGGTACTTGGCCTGGAGCAGATAGCCCTACAACACCCCGACATCGCGTCGGTTGAGATCCGGGAGATAGAATGACCATCACGACCGCGCCGATGCGCCGGTTCCGGCTGGACCTGCACGATGTGCGGTCTGGTCTGCCCGCGGCCATCCAGGCGATCATGCAGAACGGCCTGCTGGAGCGTACCTTCGAGGACGCCCTGCTGCCGCCCTTCCTCTTTCCCGCCATCGCGGACATCGAGCCGTGGTCGGGCGGTCTGGGTGACACCCAGATCATGACCCGCGCAGGTCTGCTGACTCCGACCACCACCGCCATCACCGGTTCGGACCCGTCGCCCTCCACCTACACCGTGGAGCAGTGGCAGGTTACGATGGACCAGTACGGCGGCACCATGGACACCAACCTGCTCCAGTCGAGCATGGTTTTGGCGTCCAAGTACCTGCTGGATGTCCAGAAGCTCGGCATCCAGGCCGGCCAGTCGCTCAACCGCATCGCGCGGAACAAGCTCATGGCGGCCTACGGCGGCGGGCGTACCTGGGGCACCGCCACGGCGTCATCGGACTCCTCGCTGATCGTGAACGACAGCACCGGATTCACCAAGGTGCTGGTGAACGGCGTTCCGACCGCGGTCTCGGCGTCCAACCCGCTGACCGTGACCATCGCCGGTGTCGCCAACACGGTGACCGGCGTCTCGGGTAACACCCTGACCCTGGGCACCGCCCGGGCGGACACCGCCGGTGACTACATCGTGGCCGCCAACGCCCCGGTGTCGTTCCGCGCTGGCACCTCGCGCAACTCCGACTACGACATGGCCTCCACGGACATCGCCACCTTCGCGCTGTTCCGTTCGGCCGTGGCCCGGCTGCGCAAGCAGAACGTCCCGACGATGGCCGGTGGCTATTACACCGCGCACATCTCGGCGGACACTGAGGCGCAGCTGTTCGCGGACTCGGACTTCAAGCAGGCTCTCCAGGGCCGCGTGGACTCGCCGATTTACCGCGACCTGTCGATCGGGCGCTTTGGCGGCATCGACTGGGTGCGCAACAACGAGCTGACCACCATCTCCAACGGCGGATCCGGCGGCAACGTCAACGTGGCGAAGTGCATGGTTCTAGGTGAGGGTGCGCTCGTGCAGGCCCCGTTCAGCGAGACCGGCACCCTGCTGTCCGACACTTCGGTGGACAGCCTGTCCTCGGTGCGTATGATCGGCCCGGCCAACGGCGTGAACGTGGCGCTGATCGTCCGACCCGCGCAGGACCGCCTTCAGCAGAACGTGGCGACCACGTGGAGCTGGATCGGTGACTACGGTGTCCCGTCCGATTCGGGCACCGGTGACGCCGCGCTGTTCAAGCGGGCCGTCATGGTCGAGCACGCTTTCGTCTGATCCTGATCATGCGCCGGGGCGGTGACCTACCTCCCACCGCCCCGGCGCACCCACCAAGGAGTTCAGCATGCCGATCCGCATCACGCGGGACTGCCGAGTGGCCTGGGATCACGGCGTGGCCGATTTCCGGGCTGGCGACGAGATCCCTGACGGCCCCCTGGCCGACTACCTGCTGGCTACCGGCGCGCCGGTGGAGCAGCCCAAGACCCGCAAGCCCCGGGCGGCCAAGGCCGCCGAGGCGCAGACCCCCGACGAATAGCGCCAGGAGGCGGCCGTGACCGAGCCGATTTCGGGGCTGCCGCCTCTAGCTAATTTCGCTAACGCGCAGAACCTGGGCTACGACTGCGGGTCTGACGACCAGGCCGACATCATGCTGCGTCGGGCGAGCGTCCGTATCCGCAGCTACACCCGGCAGATCATCACTCGGGTGACCGACGACGTGCGCACGCAGCGGCCGTCCGGTGGCATCGTGGTGCTGACCCAGCGACCGGCCGACAAGCCTACGCTGGTGCAGGTGGACGACGGATTCGGGCACGTGGTGACGATCCCGGTGTACGACTGGAACGGAAGGAAGATCCGGTGCTTGCACGTCTTGCCGCAGAGCGCCGTGAACGCGCTGTTGCTGCGGTACGCGCTGCCGCCGGGTTACTGGTCCTCCTGGGCGTATGCCTGTCTATGCACCGCGCGCCAGGCGTTCATCACGTACAGTCACGGTTTCACCGTAGTACCCGATGACGTCCTGGCCATCACCTGTTCGGTGGCGGAGCGGATCGCCAACACGACGCCCGGCGCTGAGTACGGCATGAGGTCCATGTCGCTCGGTGACTACGGCGAGACCTACAACGCAGACAGCCTCGCCACCGCCGGGGGATTGCTCCCCGGTGAGCGGCGGACGCTAGACGAGATCTTCGGACGCCCGCGGATGGGTTCCATTTCGCTGTCCGGCTGAAGGAGCACGACATGCCTGGGTACACCGTGTACGACCCCTGCGACCACACGCCGATCCCTGCTCCGAATGAGCAGGAGAGGGACGCGCTGCTGGCGCAGGGCTACTTGGCCGAACTGCCCGAACTGCCCGAACTGCCCGAGGAGGCCGCTGGTGTCAGCGCGGAACCTGATGGGGCAGACGATGAGGATCTTCCACCCGGTGCAGGCAAAGGACGGGTACGGCGATCTGCGGGCGACGTGGCGTCCGGCACCTGACCAGACGGTGCGGTGCAGGCTCCAGGCGCGGCTTCCGCGTGCTCGCGTCGCACACGAGGGCCGCAATGTCCACGGTGAGCGCTGGTTGTTCTTCGTGGAGCCCGGAGCGGACCTGCACCTGAATGACCGCGTTGAGGTGGATGCGGACCTGTTCGAGGTCATGGGCCTCTACGAGGTGCAGCACCCGAAGCGCGGACGGCACCACTGGATGATCGAGGCGGCGACGGTGAACCAGACGGTGGCCTACGGTGGCTAAGCTGGAGATCTTCTACGCTGTGTTCGATGCCGGCATCTTGCGCGGGCCGGGTGCGTTCAAGGCCCGTCACACGTTCGCAGACAAGATCGCGCGCGCTTGGTCGCGCAACATCCACCGGCTCACCGGTGCCACGCAGCTCATGCTTACCGAAGAGGACGGGCTCGGCACGCGGACGTACATCGTCACGGGCGAGGCCGGTCCACGTAAGCACGAGAGGGTGAACCTCTCAGCGTGGCAGTGGTTGGAGTACGGCACGCACAAGATGCGGGCGCAGGCCCCGGGGCGGCGCGCCCTGGAAGCCGCCGCCGCCGAAGGGGAGGGGCCGTGACCGTTCCCTACGTCGAGTTCCCTGACCCGATGCTGATCCTGCTCCAGCTGTTGCGCACGAGCACGCACCTTCCCTCCGAGCTTCAGCCCGACGGCAAGGTGTGCACCACGCTGCCGGACGTCTTCCCGGAGGGGTTGCCCTACCTTCAGGTCACGCAAGTGTCGGGGGGCCGCCGCGTGGTTCCGTTGCGGCTGGCCGCCGCCCAATTCGACCTGAACGTCTACGGCCTGGACATCTTCCAGGCCGCCACGCTCGCCACCAAGATCACCGCGCTGGTGGTCTCGCTGGAGCAGAAGTCCACCAACCTGGGGGGCTTCACTCGCATAGACCTGACCGGAGACCCATTCCCGACAATGGACCCCGGTACGGACGTGGAGCGTTACGTCATACCGGTGACGGCGACGTACCGAGCCAAGTGACCTTGCCCCGCGGCAGGCTGATCAGAGGAGAAAGCACATGGTCGCAACGATCGCTAACACGGTTGTCGGCAAGGTCGGCAACGTCTACATCACCCCCTACGGCACCGCCGCTCCGTTCACCATCCCCCCGTCGGCCGGTTTCGACATCGGCTCTGCGACGCTGAGCGGCACGTGGACTGGCGGCAATCTGGGGTACATCCACGAGTCGGACACCCCCACGTTCTCGTTGAACCCGACCGTGAAGGAGATCACGGCCTGGCAGCTCGGCGGCAACGTCATGCGGACGCTCCAGACCCAGAAGATCCGGTCGATGAAGTTCACCGTTCGAGAGATCAACAAGGTGGTCTGGTCGCTCGTGGAGCCCGGCACCACCTATCTGGATGCCACCAACGGCTCCAGTATCGCCACCGTGCCCAACGCCAGCACCAACCCCAACAAGGCGGGCCTGTTCGAGATCCAGGATCTCGATCTCGGCGTGAAGATGTGGATCTACGTCCCGTTGCTTCAGATCAAGGCGATCGGTGACCTGAAGTTTGCGAACGACGACACCGCGAACGCGCAGCTCACTTTCAACTTTGCCAGTGCGACGGGCCTG